TAATTATATTAATTGTATTGAAGAAGGATTTTTATTATCAAATATAGCGTTTAATAAAATAGTTAGCGGTTGGGATAAAGCATTGTATTTTTACTATTTATTATATAATGATAAATTAGCAATAAAACGAAATTACAATAAAGTTTGGTTTATTGAAGATGATGTTTTCTTATATCATGAACATGTATTTAAAAATATAGATGTAAAATATCCAAATAGTGATATTTTATCAAATACATTTGAAAATAAAGATCCTGACAAAAAATGGTTATGGACCGCTCTTAATATTCAAAATGATGAACCATATTATAATACAATGGTTTGTGCTTGTAGAATATCAAAAACTCTCTTATTTCATATTTTTGATTATTCCAAAAAATATAAACAATTGTTTTTTATAGAAGCAATGTTTCCGACAATAGCAATGGCTAATAATTTACAATGTGATTTTCCAGAAGAATTGAGAACTATACAATATAGACATAATTGGACTTATAAAGAATTAAACAAAACTAATTTATTTCATCCTATTAAAAATATAGAATTTCATAAATTATTACGCGAAGTTTTATAAGCAATGTCTATTTTTTGCTACAAAAATAAAATTGAATTAAAATATTATAATAAAATAAATATAAATAGTATTTGTTATCATTATAAAGATAAAATATGAAGAAAATTCCAAGATATATTGAAAGTTTGAAATGCGATGTTATTTACGAAGTTGGTGAAAGTGCTGAAGAAAATTTTGATATTTTAGATAATGCGGCAGAAACCACAGAAGATATGTGGTTTCATGTTCAAGGGTTTTCATCTTGTCACGTAATTGCTAAAATACACGATATGAAATTAGAAAAAAAACATTTACGCCAAATTATTACACAAGGGTGTATGTTAGCAAAACAGTATTCGCGATATTCGTATATGTCAAATTTGGTAGTTATTTATACCCGAGTAAAAAATGTCAGAAAAACGGATATTGTTGGGCGAGTTGTATCCAAAGAAGTAAAAAGTCGGGTTATTTAGGTTTTTCTATTTTATTCATAAAAATATTTCCATGTTTCTTGATATTCGACAACTATTATGTTATCTATATATTTTTGTTGAATAAATTGTAAACTAATTTGGTCTTCTATTCCACATTCTAATATATGAGAATACCATAACTCACCAAACTCTTCTGTTATTTTACATTTTTTTCTCAAACTCCAACCGCCACAAAAATGTACATTTATTTTTTCAGAAAAACCGCTTTTTATTTGATTTTCAATATATTTCAAATTTTGTTCTTTTTGAGAAAAATATTTATCACTACCCATCGCTAGATTAAATTCATCCCAAACACTATCAAATTTATAACTATACGGATGTTTACTAAAAACAATAACTTTATCCTTATTATCAGCTAATTGATTTATTAAAAATTCTACTTTTATTTCATAAACTTGAAGTTTTGAATCAAACCAACATAAATATTCATAGTTATTTAATACATTAAATTTATGCGGGCATGTGCGTAATATTTTAGTTTCCATAGTATTTTTTATATTACAATTATGAATAACTACATCATTACAATAAATTCTTTTCCATAATGTATTTTCTAATGAATCATATATCTCAATATCATTTGTAAAATAATAACAATCATATTTTTCTGAAGGAATTGGTGGTATCAATCTTGAATAATTATTTTGATTACCGAAATAACACGTATAATATGCTAATGATATCATATTATACAATTTGAATATTTTATTCTTATTTTTTTATATAGTTTATATATTTTTCACTTTACAAATATTGACTTTTAGAAAAAATAAAACCTATTTGAGAACATGTTTCTTTTTTTGAATTTTCAATGTTCTTATTTGAGTGGTTTGTATTGTTTATCAATTATAACTTCTTTGAGAACATTTCGCATTATTTTTTCACGGTATTTATCTTCTTCATCTTTACCGCGACCGCCCAGCGCAACCGCAGCCAATTTAAAAAAATATTCGTTTTCCCTTGTATTGTTCTCTATACATTCTGGGTATTCTTGTTGCCAGTTTTGTACTTGGTTTAAATTCAATTGTGCTATTCGGTCAATAGCCCATTTTAATTTTTGTTTTTCTTCGTTCTCTTTTTCCCAAATATTATTATCTTTTATATAGACGGTTTCGCGTTTAAAATCTGTACAATGTATAGGTAACTTTTCTGTTTCAAGTTTTTTGAGTTCTTTTATAAATATTCGTGAAATACCATCTATAAAACCTAATTTTCCTGTTGTTTCAAAATCGTCTATAGTTAGTTTTAATGAATTGATGAAGTCTACTATATTCATAGCGTCTTTACATGTTTCGTTTAAGAAAAATTGTAAATTGAATTGATTATTTGTATTATGAGAGTTGATATTTGTTGGATTTTTGTTAGCTAATTCAATTATTTGTTTATGATGTTCTGCGTTTTGCTCCATTAATTTATTATATAATTCGCTTTCTTTTTCCAACAATTTATTTTGTAATTCGCTTTCTTTTTCCAACAATTTATTTTGTAATTCTCTGTTTTGTTCAATTAGAACATTTTGTAATTCTTTGCTTTCTTTTAAAATTTCCATAAATAGTTCTGGAGTTATAACGTTAGTCGGGATAAATTTATTTTCATTTTTTTCAGGTTCTACTTCATTATTAATACAATACTTTTTATGTTTCCATAAAGCATTGTAATTTAAATACTCTTTTTTACATTGAGAACAAATATATTTTGAATCCACTACAATTGTTTTATTATGTTTTTCTGTTAACAAATGCTTATTATAATTTGATTTTGTAGTTGTAGTATAATTACATTTATTACAATAAAAAGGGGTTGCGGGATTTTGGATACTTGATATTTCTAAAGTATCCAAATTCTCGTTTTTTTTATGTTTTGCAGTGTTTAAATGAGTATTGTAATCATACTTATTTGATGTATAATAGTCACAAATTTCGCAATTAAACTTTTTGCGAGATTTTTTTATACTTTCCATATATTATAAGGCAATATTTTTTTATCCTAAATCCCGCAAAAAAATAATAAAAAATTATGCTAACAAATTTTGAATTAAAAAATCTGTATTTTACCCGATACTTGAGTAAAATGAACTTTTTGCAAAAACTTTCCTCCAGTTTTTCAAAAATGGACATTTTAAAAATGTCCATTTTTGAAAAGTTAACTACTAGTTTTGTCGGACTTTTTAAGGGTTTTTATTTGAGAACCATTGATTGTTTATCTAATACCACTTCTTTGAGAACATTTCTCATTATTTTTTCACGGCACTTGTCCTCTTCATCTTTACCTCGCCCACCTAAAGCAACCGCAGCCAATTTAAAAAAATATTCGTTTTCCCTTGTATTGTTCTCTATACATTCTGGGTATTCTTGTTGCCAGTTTTGTACTTGGTTTAAATTCAATTGTGCTATTCGGTCAATAGCCCATTTTAATTTTTGTTTTTCTTCGTTCTCTTTTTCCCAAATATTATTATCTTTTATATAGACGGTTTCGCGTTTAAAATCTGTACAATGTATAGGTAACTTTTCTGTTTCAAGTTTTTTGAGTTCTTTTATAAATATTCGTGAAATACCATCTATAAAACCTAATTTTCCTGTTGTTTCAAAATCGTCTATAGTTAGTTTTAATGAATTGATAAAATCCACTATATTCATAGCGTCTTTACATGTTTCGTTTAAGAAAAATTGTAAATTGAATTGATTATTTGTATTATGAGAGTTGATATTTGTTGGTTTACTGGCTAATTCAATTATTTTATTATTTTGTTCTATCAATATGTTATCTTTTTCCAATAATTTGTTTTGTAATTCTTTGTTTTGTTCAATAAGTACATTTTGTAATTCTTTGCTTTGTTTCAATACTTCCATAAATAAATCAGGCGTTATAGTTGTATTGTTTAATGTATTTTGTAATTCTGTTTGTTCATTATTCGTTACGCCACATTTTTTCTTATGTTTCCATAAGTTACTTATGCTACTATATATTTTATAACATTTTTCGCATTTATTTTTATCATAATCTTTATTATTATAATTTTGTTCATTTCGTTTATGCTTTGATGTTAAAATATGTTTATTATAATCACATTGTTTATAAGTTGTAATTGAACAAACTTCACAATGGCGATATATTTGACGAGATTTATTCTCCGTAACTTCTCCATTATCGCTGTTTTTATGTTTCAGTGTTAAAATATGTTTATTATAATCATATTTTTTACTCGTAATATAATTACATTTTTTACATTCAAATAAAGCGAGAGTTTTTTGCTGTTTTTGTTCTCCTTCCATTAATAAATTTGGAGATTTTTTTTCGCTAAATAGTTCGCAATATTTTTTTGTGAAAAAATTTATGCTAACAAATTTTGAATGAAAATATTGGTATTTAAAGCATATCCGAGTAAAATGAACTTTTTGCAAAAACTTTCCTCCAGTTTTTCAAAATTGGACATTTTTAAAATGTCCATTTTTGAAAAGTTAACTACTAGTTTTCCCAGGGTTTTTATAGAATATTTATTTTAATTATCCAAAACATAAATAGCATCACCCCAACCATGAGGCGTCATAGTAGTTATTACTCTTTTAAATTTGTATTTAGACAAGAAACTATCAATATCTTCAATCAAACCACAATTTTTATATAATTCTTTTTCATTTACTTCAAGGTATATTAATTTTGCGTATTGAAGTGATTTGTTCGCACCCTTTAACGCCATAAGTTCTGCTCCCTGAATATCAAAATTCCATAAATTATATTTGGATGGGTCAAAATTATTTCTTTCAAAAAATGTATCAATTGTAATTGTTTTTTGTTTTATTTTGTCAACATATACAATATTTGGATGTTCTTGAGAATGTGTACCAAATTCTAATACGCTAGACGATTGAACATTATTTGAAACGTTGAATGTAATTTCTTCATCATCTTTATCAGTTACTACTTCATTGTATACATTTGGTATGCCTTTTTCTTTTGCTTCATTTACCTTTTTAGGTATTGCGTCAATCCAAATTATATCATCATTTTTTATTCCTAAACTATTATAAAAACCTAATTCTTCGCATTCATGAGCTCCCACATGAATACAACCAGTAATATTAATATTTTTCCATAATAAAACTCGTTTGATTTGTTCAATATCAATTAACATTTAATGTATAATTATATAAATTTTTTGTTATTTACACGCAATTCGTTTTATTTTCAAAACCTCGGAAAAAATTGAATATCTTTTTATTTATAAATTTATAATAGAAATAACTACAATATCAATAACAAATCATGAATTCAACTAAACAATGTATTATAAATCAATTGAACTTACCATATGATGTAAGAGATATCATAAAAAGTTTCTGTTTTTATGATATTAAAACGTGGGAAACCATCCAATTTATAAAAAATAAAAAACAAGAAATTGACCTTATGTTTAAATATAAAACTACTTCTAGAGCAACTGCCCCGTCTCAGTTTTATGCCAATGATGATGAAGATGACCATTGGGTATTCTTGATAGATACTGATTACGAAAAGTGCCAATTCCAAGGAAGCAATTGTACTGTCTGTGGTAATTATATATCATTGTATTCTCCTAATTATATTTCACAAAAAATTATCTGTAATTGTCAA